CGGCTTCGGCACCCGTATCCAAAGCGGTTGATTTTCTCGTCGTTGCTGGCGGCGGCGGCGGCGGTTTTAATATCGGCGGCGGCGGCGGTGCCGGTGGCTTGCGTTCTACCGTTACCAATACAGGCGGCGGCGGTTCGCTTGAAACTCCTATAACAATTACCCTTGGAACCAATTATGCCGTTCAAGTTGGCGGCGGCGGTGCAGGTTCGGTGAATACTAATTTTAACGGTAGCAATGGAACGGCAAGTTATTTCAGTACGGCGACTACGGTGGGCGGCGGTGGCGGCGGTACACAATCTAGAAACGGTAGCGCGGGCGGCTCTGGCGGCGGTGCAGAAAACGACACGACCGGTAGTAGAACAGGCGGTGCGCCAACCGCTAATGAAGGTTTTAAAGGCGGAGACGCGGCTTCTTCAACGAGCCCATTTATTTCGGCCGCTGGCGGCGGCGGTGCAGGTGTAGCGGCTGTCAATACGACAAACAATCAAGCCGGTGCAGGTGGTAACGGTGTCGCGGTTGCGATTACTGGCTCAAGTATTTCCTATGGCGGCGGCGGCGGTGCAGGTGCTTATGTGAACTCACTACCGGCTGGTGCAGGTGGTACAGGCGGCGGCGGTGCAGGTACTTATTCGACAAACGGCAATCCCGGAGACGCGAACAAAGGCGGCGGCGGTGGCGGCGGCGGAAACGACGGAGTGACTCGGTCAGGCGGTGCAGGTGGTTCAGGCGTGGTGATACTTCGCTACGCAACCGCTATGGGAACAATTACAATCGGTGCAGGTTTAACAGGTTCAACGGCAGATGATGGTGCTTACAAAGTCGCAACAATTACAGCCGGCGCTGGAAATGTGAGTTGGGCATAATGGCACACTACGCGTTCTTAGATTCTAATAATGTAGTTACCGAGGTAATCGGCGGCATTGACGAAACTGAGTTAATAGAAGGATTAGATCCCGAGACTTGGTACGGTAATTTCAGAGGTCAAACTTGCAAGCGCACTAGCTACAACGGGCGCATTCGCTACAATTACGCCGGGATCGGTTATATCTATGATGCAACGGCCAATGCATTTTACGCGCGAGATCCAGAATGTCACGATGAGCGAACTTTAGATCGTAACACTTATCAATGGACTTGCACAAATAAGGATCACGATGTCAAACTTCCCGAATAATACGGCCGCAAGATTGATTCAGATCGCCGAAGCCGAGATTGGTTACGCCGAGACCTTTGACAATTTGACCAAGTACGGCGAAGCGATGAAAGCCAATGGACTCCCATGGTGCGGATCTTTTGTTAATTGGTGCGGCAAAAAAGCAAAGGTCAAGATTCCCAATACCGTCTCAACGGTTGCCGGGTCAAATGCATTCAAGAGGCTGGAAAAATGGAGCACATCGACTCCATCGCCGGGATGGATCGCATACTTTGATTTCCCGGATGATAATGTTAATCGAATTTCGCATGTCGGAATTGTCGTGAAGGATCTTGGCAAAGGATGGTGTGAGACTATTGAAGGCAACACATCCGGATCCGGATCTCAGCGCAACGGCGGCGAAGTAATGCGCAAAAAAAGGCAATACTCCAAAGGTGGTTCCATCGTGGGATTCGGAAGGCCGGATTTCAAGGAGAGCGAATGACAAATCACACAATCAGCACAATCAAACAAATGTCTGGATCATGGGCAAGAGCCGCTTTGTCGGCCGCGCTTGCGTATTACATGGCAACCGGATCAATGGATCTCAAAGCTATTGCATCCGCGGCTTTGGCCAGCGTAGTGCCGCCAATTTATCGTTACTTGAATCCAAAGGATTCTTTAGGTAGATGATTCGCGCCGTATCATTCGGGATTGCGGCGGCTTTAATTTTGGGGGGGTGTGGTTATGACGGATCAATCCGATATCCATGCCAAGAGTTCCAGAATTGGGAGACCGCCGCATGTCAAAAAGGTGGAGAATGCGAGGCCGATTCGACCTGCACTCGAGACCTTGTGGATCAATAGGGCAAGCAATAAAGTGCAAAAAAGACTTGCTCCCGAGGACATTCATGCTCGCTTGATTCTTATCATAGGATCAACCCTTGCAATTACTTTTTTGATCTTGGTATTTTCGGCATGTTATGCTTTGGTATTTGTCACGCAACCAATGAAGCAAGCTCCTAACGATGCCGCCTTCATTGATTTGCTTAAAACTCTTGCTATATTTTTGACCGGATCTCTTGGTGGGGTCTTGGCCGGCAACGGTCTAAAATCAAAAGGAAAGAGCGAGGATCCTAAGCAATGACATCTTTGGCCGTGATAGTTCCATCCCGCGGAAGGCCGCAAAATATTAAAGATTTAATCTACGCAATGAATCAAACAAAAACCACGGCCGATCTTTGGGTCGTATGCGATGAAGATGATCAAGAGCTTGCCGGGTATCAAGCTCTTGGCATTGACAATCTTTTAATCTTTGACCGTACACAAAAGGGCATGGCGAGACCTTTGAATCTTGCCGTGCGATCGATCTTACAATCACACAAATACTCACACTTTGCATTCTTAGGCGATGACCACCGGCCAAGAACGATGTATTGGGATCTTGATTTCACAAATGTGCTTGATCAAGGACTTGGCATGGTGTACGGCAATGACTTATTTCAAGGCGAGAATTTACCTACGGCGATCGGCATGCATGGCACGATTGTCCGGGAACTCAATGGCATGGTGCCCGAGGGATTATTTCATTTATATCTTGACAATTTTTGGAAACAAATTGGATTGGATATTGGCGCATTGACTTACTTGCCCGAGACAATCATCGAGCACATGCATCCACTTGCGGGCAAAGGCCAAATCGATCAAGGATATCTTGATGTGAATGCACCCGAGATCTATGATGCAGACAAGATCGTCTTTGATGCATACATTGATTCGGATGAGTATCGAGCTCTTGTAAGGCGATTGATTTGAAGATCCTTATCACAGGATCATCCGGCTTTGTAGGTCGAGCATTTATGCGCTCGCCGAGATTGTCACAAGCGGCAATCACTTGCATCGATCTCAAGAATGGCGATGATGCTCGAGATTTCTTTCGGCAAGACAATACGCGATTCGACTTGGTGATCCACTTGGCGGCCGTAGTAGGTGGCCGGGTGCTCATTGAAGGCTCACCCTTATCTTTGGCGGTGGACTTGTCACTAGATGCGGAGATGGCTTCATGGGCGATCCGCACCGGGCAAAGTCACATCCTTTACTTTTCATCAAGTGCGGCATATCCGGTCAGCTTGCAGACCTTAGACCGCCGGCACTTGCTTCAAGAATCCGACATCGATCTCGACAAAATACAAAACCCGGATTTGACTTACGGATGGGCAAAATTGACCGGAGAGATGTTGATGCAATACCTACGCCGCGAAGGTGTCACCGTGCTTACCCTTCGGCCATTCTCCGGGTACGGCACCGATCAGGATCTTGACTACCCATTCCCGAGCTTTATTAATCGAGCAATTCACCGTGAAGATCCTTTCCAAATATGGGGATCAGCCGAGACTTGCCGGGATTGGATTCACATTGATGACATCGTGGAAGCAAGCTTGACGATGGCGAGCGCAAGAGTGAATGAGCCGGTCAATCTTTGCACCGGAGTAGCCACAAGCTTCGGCCAATTGGCGGCGATCGTGGCCGGGATCATGGACTACAAGCCGGAGATTAAGGTTGAGCACGATATGCCGAAGGGTGTCGCTTTTCGTGTTGGTGATCCGGGTAAAATGTCCGCTTTGTACCAACCAAAGATCTCTATATTTGAAGGCGCGTGGCGTGCAATTCAAAGCTTGATTTGATAAACTTAACCTTGTCGCGCTCCTACCTAACACGCGGCAAAGGGAAAAAAAATGCTTGAAAATCAAAATGATTTGATTGTCGTAATTATCGGATTGATACTTCTTGCAATGGGATATTGCGCCGGACACTTGGCCGGTTATCGCATCGGACACATGACCGGATTTCGCCGGGGCAGATCATCCGCACGCCATGCAAGTCAGGTGAGCAAATGAGTCGCAATGAAGTGCTCGAGCACGCTTTGGCATACACATCTCTCGGATGGTTCGTGCTCCCATTGACACCAAAAGACAAAACGCCATTTACAAGATTGGCACCGCGCGGATTTAAGTCCGCATCAAATGA